AAACCCAGCGCGTCGCCGACGTGTTCGCGGTGGCCCTGCCGGGTCACGAAAAGCTGATTCAGACCCTGGCCCTGGACGGCAAAACCACGGGCGGCGAAGCCGCTGCGCAGATCATCGGAGCCGAGAAAAAAGGCGGTTCGGATTATCTGAGTGACGCCGCCAAAACCGAGGCCAATAAGGTCGCGGGTGGGGCCGAAGTTCAGGGCGGAAAGAAAACGGTCGACCCGAAAACCCTGGCGATTGAAGCCCGCGCCCTGGTCGACGCCGAAGCCGAAAAGGGCAACAAAATCAGCATTTCCGCCGCCGTGCGAATGATCCAAGGGGGTAAAGCCTAATGTCGCGCCAATACATCGAGAGCCGCCGCGCCGCTGAAGGCGTGGCCCCGCACCGTATCGCCGCGTATGACGATACCGACGGCGAATTCGCCCAAGCCGCCGGCCCGACTGCCGCGCCGCTGATGGGTGTTACCGGGAGCCTTGGCGCTGCCGCCGGAGTGGTCTGCGACGTGATTCGCAGCGGCCCGACTGAGCTGGAGTATGGCGGCCCTGTCGGGTTCGGTGATCCGCTGACGGCGGACATCGCGGGCCGTGGCGTCGTCGCTACAGCTGGCCAGCCCTACATTGCACGCGCTGACGAAGCCGGCGACGAAGGCACTATCGGTCGCGTGTTTATCGAGCGCGGCCGCCTGCCTGCTGCCCCGTAATCGCCCCATCTGATCCCTTTCAAGGAATAAAACGACATGGCAGCACAAGCCCCATTCCCGATTGATCCCGTCCGCACGGGTATCGTTATCGCCTACCGCAACGACACGCTGATCGCTGATTTGGTTATGCCCCGTCATTCCGTCGGCGGCGAACTTTTCAAGTGGTTCGAATACGCGAAAGCCGAGCGCCTGACGCATATTGAAACCGAAGTCAGCCGCAAGGGCCGTACCCAAGAAGTCGAGTTCAGCGCCACCGAAAAGGAAGCGTCGACCGCCGACTATGGCCTTGAAGACAATGTCCCGCAAAGCGACATCGACAAGGCCGCTGGCACCGACTATGACCCGCTCGACCATGCGTCTGAAGGGTTGACCGACCTGATTCTGTTGGGTCGCGAGGTGCGCGCCGCGCAGGCGGTGTTTAACCCGGATAACCATTCATACGGCAAGGTTTGCGCCGCTGCCGAGAAGTTCAGCAACCGCGACGCGGACCTGATGGGCTTTATCCTGCAAGAGCTGGATAAGCCTCTGATGCGTCCGAACTGCCTGACCATTGGCCGGGCTGAGTGGACGCAACTGCGCCTTAACCGCTCGCTGGTCGCGGCGGCGCATGGCAACAGCGGCGACAAAGGCACGGTGTCGCTTCAGCAAATGCGCGAGCTGCTGGAGATTGAAAATATTTTCATCGGCGAAGGCCGCGTCAACATCGCGCGCAAGGGTAAGGCCCCGGAAATCAAACGCGTGTGGGCGGGCCATGCGGCCTTTACCTACCTTGCGCCCAACGTCGAGATTCCGGCCGGGACCCTGACCTGGGGCGCGACGGCGCAGTACGGCGACCGTTTCGCGGCCAGCTGGTACGACAAGGACATCGGCTTGAAGGGCGGCGAATGTATCCGCGTCGGTGAGCAGGTCAAGGAACTGGTGATCGCCAAGGAATGCGGCCTGCTGCTGCAAAACGTCATCTAAGAAGCGCGAAAGCGCTAATTAGCGAACAGAAAAGCCCCGCCGCGTGCGGGGCTTTTCGCAGCCGAAAGCCCGCCCGTGTTGGCGGTTTTTCGCATGCGAAAAGAGGGGTTAAGTCGTGAGCCGATTCGATATTGTCGAGCGCACCATGCTGATTTGTAAGGACGCCACGGCCCATGTCGTGCCCGACGCGGGCGACGCTTTCGACATCGACGGCATATTCGACAACGCCGAAATTGACTTCGACCACAAGCGCGAGGGCAGCAACGGTGCCGGCGGTTTGAAGTTCAAAAACCGCCAGCCGGTGTTTACCACGGCAGACCGCCGCGTCGGTGAGATAAACAAAAACTGGCGGCTGACGATCAGGGGCGCGGATTACTACTGCCCACAACCCTATTTCGACGGCGCTGGCTGGGCGACGCTTTGGCTTGCGCCATTCGTAGAGGCCGCGCCGGCGGCCCCTGGAGTCCCGAGCAATGGCGCAACCTGGCGTTAGTTTCCAGCTGAGTTTTGCCCGCGAAATCACGCGCGTTACCGCGCAGATTCAAACCACGCCGGCGCAGGTAAAGCGGGCGGGGGAGCGGGCGCGCCGTAAAACGCTGCGCTGGCTGTCGACGCGCATGTCGCGCGAAATAAGCCAGACCCTGGGGGTTCCTCAGAAAGGGCTTAAATCGCGCTGGACGACGACCGTTGCCGGCTCTGGCGACGATCAAGTCGCCATTCTGTGGTTCGGCACCCTGCCGCTAGCGGCTGAGAATGCCGGCCGCCCACGGCAGGGGAAGAGCGGAACCAGCGTGGCGGGCCGCCGCTTCGACGGTGCGTTCTTTCGCGGGGTCTATGACAGCACGCCCCGGGTTTGGATTCGCAAAAGCCGGGCGCAGGCCCTGGGGCTGAATCTGCCGGCAATGAGCCGCCAGAATCGCGGCGGTAATTCGCGCTTTTTGGATTTGGGCGGGGCAAACGACAGCAGCAATCGCGGGCGCTTCCCGGTTGTGCGCGTCGGTATCGAGCTTGAGGAAATCGCCCGCGAGGTGTTCCGCCGCTATGAGCGCCGGGCCTTGGCGCGCTTCGCTGAGCTGATCGAACAAGAAATTAACTTTGCGGTGAACCATGAGCGAAAACGATGAATCGCCAGCCCTGAAAGACCTGGGCGCGCTGCACGACAACATCGCGGCCGCCGTTCGCCAAGCCTTCGGCAGCCGCTTGAAAACGGTCGCCGAGTACGACCCCGTCGACAGCGAAAGCAACACAATAAAAACCCCTGCGGTGCTTCTTGAGCTGGTCGAAATTCGGCCGGCTGGCCGCGTTACGGGAGGCCGCACGCCGGTTGAGCTGGCCTGGTCTGCGCATTGCGTGCTGAGCGCGGCAACCGAGAACGTACAGCGCGAGGTGCGCAACTTTGCCGCCAAGGTTATGACCGTCGTCGATGGCGCGCGTTGGGAGCTTGGCGACGCCGTCACCCGCGCGGAAGAGCTTTCCGCGTTCCCGGGCATGTTCAAGCCGGGCGAACACGGTTTCGAAAGCTGGATTGTGAACTGGAAGCAAACCGCGCACTTGGGCGACAGCTGGGAGCTGCCAGACGACCCCGTTCCTGGCGAAGTGAAAATCGGCCCGGCCCCGGCCGGCGACTAAGGATCAACTATGGATGTCTTGCAGCGCCTGGAAGAGCTAGAGCGCCGGGTCGCGCAGATGGTCGTGCGCGGAAAAATCCACAAGGTCGACCCCGCCAAGCACGTCGCCCAGGTCGAGTACGGCCCCGGGCTAACGACGGGCTGGCTTCAGTGGAAGCCCATTCGAACCGGTAAGGCGATTGTCTGGTGGTGCCCCGAGGTAGGCGAGGGCGTGACGGTGATCAGCGAGGGCGATTTGTCCCTGGGCGAGATCCTGCCGGGTAGTTATCACAAAGACTTTGCCGCGCCATCGAGTGACCCCGATTTGTTCCTGATTGAGTACGGCGACGGCGGGTCGACTTCCTACAACCGCAAGTCGCACTTGTACCGCCTGGACGTTGCGCCAGGTGGGCGCGCTGAAATCACCGCGACGGGCGGGGTGGTGATGGTGGCCCCTGATGGCGGGGTCGATATCGATGCGACGGCCGGCGGCGTGCGCATCAAGGGCGATACCGAAATCGTCGGCGCGTTACGCGTCACGAAAAATATCAAAAGCGACGCCGAAGTCCTCGACAAGGTCCGTGCAATGAGTGCCGACCGAGCGCTGTACAACCAGCACGCCCATACGCCCCAAGGCCCTGCCCCGCAACAGTAGAGAACAGCATGAAACAAGGCACTGACAGGAACACGGGCCGCCTGATCAGTGGCGTGGCCTATCTGTGGCAGCGGCTTAGCGACGTGATCAGCACGCCGGTAGGGTCGTTGGTTGGCCGCCGCGACTTCGGGTCGCGAATGTTCGAAATGCTCGACCGCAACGTCGGCGAGGATTTTTACATGGATGCGTTTGTGCGCCTGGCCGAAGCCATCAACAACCCGGCGAACGGCCTGGACGACTTCAGGCTGTCGACCATGCGGGTCGAGCGGCCCGCCGAACATCACGTCGAAATCTATCTGTCTGGCTTCTTGCTGGACGGCGACAGCGCTACGCCTGTCGATCTTGAAAGGATACCGCTATGACCGGGGTGAATCTGGCGCTGTTGCCGCCGTTAACGGTTGTGCCACAAGTCGACTTCGAAGCGACAGTCGCCGAAATCGTGGCCCGTGCCGGTCTGGAAAATGCCAGCCCTTCAGACCCCGCTTATCGTGTGGCCCTTGCAGCGGCCTACCGTGAAACGCTGGTCAGGCAGTACGCCAACGAACAGGCCAAGGCGCTGACCCTGGCGCATGCGTTCGGTGCGCAGCTCGATCACATTGGCGTGACCTACTACCGCAAGCCAGACGGCACGCCGGTTGTGCGTCTGGCTGGGGAGTCTGACGACGACTACAAGGCACGACTTCAGGATTCCCCGGAGGGGCTTTCTGTCGCGGGTCCCGAGGGTGCCTATCGGTTCCATGCGCGCAGCGCTAGCCCGATGGTTCAGGGCGTTTCGGTCGAGAGTCCTAACCCTTGTGAAATCCTGCTGACGGTTCTCAGTAAGGAAGGCCCGGTCGAGGGTCAAGAAGACTACGCCGGCCCGATTGACGGTGCCGCCAGTCCTGGGCTTTTGGCTTTGGTTGGTTCGCACCTTGAGCCATTCCGGCCGATGGGTGACCGCCTGACAGTGGCTTCGGCGGAAATCGTGTACTACCAGATAAGCGCGACCATCTATCCAGATGGCGAGCTAGACCCCGACATGGTCCTGGCGGCCGCCCAGGCGCGCGCAGAAGCGTTTGTATGGCTTATGTGGAAGCTGGCGGGTCTGGTGGTTCGCTCTGCGGTTGACGCCGCGCTGACCACGGCCGGCGTCGACGAAGTGGTGTTGACGGGCTGGGCTGACATTCGGTGTACCAAGCGACAGGCCCCGGTCTGCAATGGCATTAACTTGGTCTTGGGTGTCCGCCCATGACCAGCATATTGCCGGCGAACCTGGCCGAGCTTGAGCGGGACATAGACGCCGCCCTTGATCGGTTCGGCGAAATCAAAGTCGACACGGCGACGATCTGGAATCCCTGGACGTGTCCGCCTGCGGTGCTGCCGTTCCTGGCCTGGGCGTTGTCTGTGGATCAGTGGCGGTCGGCCTGGCCGCTTGAGCAAAAGCGCCGCATTGTCGCCCAGTCGCTCGACCTTCACCGCATCAAGGGCACGCGTCGCGCCGTCGACCTGGCGGTCGCTGGCTTCGGCCTGAATGTGCGTATCACTGAATGGTTTGAAGCCGTGCCGGAAATGCCGCGCGGGACGTTCCGGGTCGACATTTACTCGGCTGATCAGCCGGTTAGCGAGGGGCTTTCGACCCAGCTGAAGACGGCTATCGAGAGCGCAAAACGCAAATCGCAGCACCTGACGGGGTTTTCGCTAAACCTGCAAAGCCGTGCCGTTGCGCGCCTCGGGTGCGCCGCTGTGACAGGTGAAACCATCCGCGTTTACCCATACCAGCCCCAAGACATTGCAGCCGTTTCGCTTGTGCGGCTGGCTGTCGGGGCGCGCCTGCAAGAAGTCGTAAAAGTTTACCCAGGGGGTTAGCAATGAATTACCGGTCACTACCGACCACAATCGGCCGCGCCAAGCTGGAAAATGCGGCGCTGCTGGGTCAGCGCGTGAACATCACAAAAATCGAGTTCGGCGACGGCAACGGTGCGGAGTATGAACCGACAGGGCTTGAAACAGCTTTGCGCCGCAAGGTCTACGAATGCCCGCCGTCGCGCATCGAGCAGGCGGGCGAAGCCGAAACGTGGATCGAAATTCAGGCGGTTATTCCGCACGACGTTGGCGGCTGGTATGTGCGCGAATACGTCGCCCGCGACGAAGCCGGCGACGCCATTTTTATCGGTAACTTGCCGGAAAGTTTTAAGCCGTTAGGGTCTGCCGGCGCGATTAAAGACATCGCCTTCGAACTGCTTTTTGATATTCAAAACGCGGATGTCGTGACGCTGAAAGTCGACCCGTCGCAGACCATGGCGACGATGAAATGGGTCACTGATCAGCTCAATCGGCAGGACGGGAAGCCGTCTGCGCTGTATACGACAACCGGCGCGATTGCGTTGTCGGGTCTTGGCGTTCGTGCGGGCGGTGATTGGCCTATTGCTCTGCCGCCGGGCGCGCGGGTGCTGGTTAAGGATCAGGGCGCGGGTCAGGATAATGGCCTTTACATTGCCGCTGCTGGCCCGTGGGGCCGTGCTGCCGACGCGGATGAAAGCCTAGAGGTTACCCCGGGGCTTTTCGTGATTGTTGAGCAGGGCACGGTAAATGCCGACAGCCTTTGGCAGCTGGTAACCGATGCGCCAATAGCCGTGGGCGTTACGCCGCTTTCTTTTGAATTTGTCGCCGGCCGCACGGGCGTTGCTGCTGGGCAGTATTTCCGCGTGACGGTTAACGCACGGGGCGTGATTACTGGCGGTACTAACCCAACAACTCTGGCCGGCTTTGGGATTACAGACGCCGCGCCGCTCAACTCGGCACCGCTGACGGGTACGCCGACTGCGCCGACCGCAGCGGCTGGAACCAACACGACGCAGCTGGCTACCACGGCGTTTGTGGCGGCGGTGAAGACTCAGCTTGATGCTGCTGACGCGCTTAGAGCCCCCTTGGCGAGTCCTGCGCTGACTGGTACGCCGACTGCGCCGACCGCGGCGGCTGGAACCAACACGACGCAGCTGGCTACCACGGCGTTTGTGGCGGCGGTGAAGACTCAGCTTGATGCTGCTGACGCGCTTAGAGCCCCCTTGGCGAGTCCTGCGCTGACTGGTACGCCGACTGCGCCGACCGCGGCGGCTGGAACCAACACGACGCAGCTGGCTACTACGGGATTCGTGCGGGCGGCCATTGCGGCAATAAGCACGGCTACGGAGCGGCTGCGAGGGCTGCTGCGGGTTGGCACACAAGCGGAGGTGGACGCCGGCGCTCTGAATGACGTCGCCGTCACCCCGAAGAAGCTATTCAACGGCGCGCTGATCGTTTCAAGCACCTACATGGCGCTCAAGTTGCCGAGCTGGCTCGGGGGCTGGATCTTGCAGCGGGGTACGGTAACCGTGAGCGGCGAGGCTGGCGCTGGATGTTCGGTGTCGATAACGCTCCCGCTTGCATATACGAGTGCATATTCCGTGGTCTCTACGTTTTGTTACACGGGCGCGCGAATTGATAATGGCAACGTTGCCCAGCCCCGCGACAAAACGCTTAATGGCTTTACGTTGGATAACCAGTGTATGGCCGGTGCAAACCTTGCCGGCACCATCGATTTCATAACCCTCGGCAGGTGAGGCCGCAAATGTCCATCTATGCAAAATGGATTGAACAGGATCAGCGTTTTTCCTTTTCGACAGACGATAACGGAGGGTTTGAACTCTCTTTTGAAGAGCATGCGTTTTTGCTGGCAGGCCAGTCAGCGAAGAAGATAATTCGTCCTGATGCCGATGGCCGTCCGGCTTTGCTGGGCGCACCGGCCCCGCCGCCTGCCACGCGCGCGGATATTGAGGCAGCGCGCTTACGCGCCTACGCCGCCCCGCTGACCGGCTCAGACCGCTACTTCGCCGAGGCGCAGCGCGAAAGCCTGCTGGGCAACGCCGACGCCGCTGACGCGGCAAAGGCGCTCGGCATGGCCCGATTTGCCGAGATCCAGGCCGAGTATCCGTGGCCGGCTGAGTAACCAACCCAACCCTGCAGAAAGCCCCCGCCTTGGGGGCTTTTGCGTTTCTGACGATCCGAAAAGAGGTTAACCATGCTGGATAAAATCAAGCGGGGTGCCGTCTGGTGCTTCGATATTCCATTCGCCCTGGTGCAGTGGGTGGCCCTAGCGCTGTTGCGCCTGGTCTTGCTGTTGGTCGGTCTGCTGGTGGTGGCGGTGGCGGTTCCGTATGCGGTGCCGGGTGTGTCGCTGAGTGATCAGCGGCCCATCGTCAACCTGCCGTCGTGGGCCTGGCTGTTCGGCAATGACTTCGACGGACTCGATGGCGATAAGCGCTTGTGGTGGGCGATTAACTGCGACGCCCTGGTGTTCTGGGGTTTGCTGCCCTGGCTGCGCGCTAAGGGTTTTCCTGTCGCGCCGTTACCCGTCACATCCTGGCTTGCTCGCTGGTGGTGGGCTGCGGTGCGCAACCCGGTTAACAACATGCGTCTTGTCGGCTTGGGTAGCTGTCCCGTGAGCGATTGCGCCATCGACTTCCTGGGTCATGCGGTCGTCGAGGACAAGCCCGGGCAAGGCGGCTGGCAGTTCGTCAGGGCGCGCCATCGGGTCGGCCTGCTGCGCTGGTATGGCTTCTATTTCGTTCGCGTTACAGGACCCGCTACGGCCGTCGTTGCGCGCTTCGGCTTCAAGATCAAGCCGTCGCATCAGGGCACGACTGAGCCGCCCAAGGGTATGACCTTCAAGGTCAGCTTGAACAAAGACATCTAGCGCCGCCCAGGCCGCGCCCGACTCGCATCAAGGCCCCCAGCTGGGGGCCTTTTCTTTACTGGAGAAAAAGCCAATGGCAGCTGATTACCTGCACGGGGTCGAGCAGTATTTCCTCGAAAACCTCGACCGTCCTATCGAAGTCCTGGCGGCTTCCACGATTGGCCTGGTGGCCACCGGCGACGACGCCGACCCGCTGGTCTTCCCGCTCGATACCCCTGTGCTGTGCAACAGCGACAAGATGATCGCCAAGGCTGGCAAGCTGGGCACCCTGGCGAACGCGCTGAAAGACATCTACCGCCAGACCGGCGCGGTGGTGGTGGTGGTTCGTGTTGATACTGCTGAAACCCCGGAGCTGCAACGCGCCGAAATTATCGGCAATGTCGATAACGAAACAGGCAAATACACCGGTTTAAAAGCCTTGCTTGCTGCCGAATCGCTGGTCGGTGTTCGCCCGCGGCTGATCATCGCCCCGGAGTTCAGCCACTTGACGGGCATTGGCGCGGAAATGGAAGCCATCGCCAAGAAGCTGAACGCTATCCCGATCATCGACGGGAGCCAGACCGGTTACACGCCAGTGATCGCCGAGTGCGCGCTTTATCAAGAAGCGCTTTTCGTCAATTGCGGGGTCAAGCTGCTGGACGATGAAACCGGCCAGGTCGTGACCCGCAAAGCCTCGGCTACGGTGGCCGGTCATATCGTGCGCGTCGACAACGAAGAGGGCTATTGGCATAGCCCGTCGAGCCGCAAGATTTTCGGCATCCTGGGCACCGACGAAGTGATCGACCACGCCATCGGCAGCACGACCAGCAAGGCGAATTTGTACAACAGCAAAAACGTCACGGTGATCGTGAACCAGCAAGGCGGCTGGTATCTGTACGGCAACCGCCTGGCCAATAAGGTGATGCTGCCCCATCAGCGAATTCGCTACATCGTCGGCGATTCGATCCTGTACGCCCACCAAGAATTGCTCGACCGCAACGTCACCAAGGGCTATGTCGACGGCGTTAAAAACCGGGTCAACAAGCTGATCCGCCGCCTGAAGTCGCGCGAGGTGATCAGCGGCGGCGAATGCTGGGTCGACAAGGAACTGAACGTCGCGGCCATCGGCACCGGCCAGGTCTATTGGGATTACGACCTGGGCTTCTACGACGTGGCCGAACGCATGACGTTCCGCCAGCACGTCACCACGCGCTACAACGAAGCCATTTTCGAATAAGGGGGTGATCTATGGGCGCAAAGCTGCCTAGCGTTTTGATCGACATCAATTCGTTTTTTAAAGACGAATCGTTTGCCGGTCGCTGCAATACCGCGACGCTGCCGAAGGTCGTGACCAAAACTATGGATGCGGTTATGTCCGGCACGGCCGGCGACGTAGAGCGCGACTTGGGCCGCCTCGAAAAGCTGGAGTGCGAAGTGGTCGTGTCCGACTACTCCGACCGCGTGACCGACTTGCTCGGCTCGCGCGAGAGCCGCGACGAAGTGTTTATGTTGCGTGGCGCTATCGACCGCGACGGTGCGGTAAAGACCGTGATTGTCCGCATGCAAGGTTTCTGGAAGTCGGCCGAGTTCAACGAGTTCGCCCCGGAGAAAGAGGCGACCATGAAATTCGGCATCGCGGTCGAGCTGTTCCACTTCGAAGTAGATGGCAAAGAGCTGATCTATATCGACAAGTTGAACAACGAATTCCGTATCAACGGCAAAGACCGCAACAAGGAAATCCGCGCAGCGCTGGCCCAATAGGGCCGGCGTTTTTTCATTCTGGCACCCCCGAATTTTAAGGAATCAACATGGCATCGGTAGAGCTGAAACGCCCGATTAAACGCGGCGAAACTGAAATCAAAGAAGTTACTTTTCGCGAGCCTGGCGCGGGTGAGCTGCGCGGCCTGGATATGTTCGACGTAATCCGCATGGGCATTAACGCGCACCGCACGCTGGTCCCGCGCATTTCCAACATCACCGCCAACGAGTTCGACATGCTGGCCCCGAAAGACCTGCTTAACGTACAGACGGAGCTGGTTGGTCTTTTCACGGGGGAGTAACCGGCGTTCCGCGCGACGTGATGGAAGCCGAGGCGGATATCTTTCTAGTCTTCACCGGCTGGGACGCGCTGACGACGGAACGCATGCCGCTGGCTGAGTTAATGCGCTGGCATCGCATCGCCCTGGCTCGGTACGAGCAGGGCAAGGCCGGGCAGTCCTGAGAGGGGCCGCCCGGCCCTTTTTTTATGGGGTGGGGAAATGTCGACCAACTCAATGCGGCTAAACCTGATCATGGGTTTAGTGGACAAGATCACCGGCCCGATTCAGAAGGTCACCGGCGAAACGACCAAGATGGGCGATAAGATCAAGGCGACCCAAGATTCGTTACAAAAGCTGGGTAACACGTCCAGCGACATCGCCCATTTCAAAGCCCTGGAAGAGCGAAGCGCCAAGACGGGTAAAGCCCTGGCGGATGCTCAGGCCCGCGCCCAGGCGCTGGGTCAGCAGATGTCAGCCACGGGCGCGCCTACGCGCAAGATGACGGCCGAGTTTGAGAAGGCCACCGCCCAGGTCAAGCGCTTGCAGGATCAGCAGCAGGCCGAGCGCCTGGAGTTGCAGCAAACCACGGCCAGGCTGAAAGACGCCGGTGTCAGTACCGGCAAGCTGGCCGAGGCGACGCGGCGAATCGAAGTCCAGACCAAGCGCTATAACGACCAGCTGGCCAAGGAACAA